ATTACCTTAGTCTGCCTTGATTGAAACCAATCTGGATAATCTGTTCCACCACCAAACAGTGATAGTCTGTATGGTGTTCTAGAAATTATCATTGAGTGTTTTCAGAATATTTTCTTTGCTCAAACCATGTTTCTTTAGTAGATATTCACGACCACCATTCTCAAACAAATACTCTTCTGGTAGTGTGATTACTTTTACTTTTTTATTGAGTGAGTTTCTCTGCGACATTGCTTCAAGCACAGCGGCACCCAAAGAACCGCATGGTGTTTGTTCATCAACTACAATTACACCACCACATTCTTCTAACAACATATTCAGTGTATTAGGAAATGGTTTGGCACGAATCAAATCAATACCAACAACTTTATCTGAAGTTTCTTTATAGACATCAGCAATGATGTGTGACATCTTACCTGAACCAATCACAAGAACTTTCTCTGAAGTAACTGTGTCACCCATCAAACGATAAGTCAAGTCTTGTGTAAAGTTGGTTACAGGTAGTTCTGGTTGTTCATGTCGATCAAAACGAACATAACACAATTCGGGATTGTCTAAGAGACTATTTGCTAATCTTTTTGCAGAACTTGCATCTGCCAATGTATAGACATTCAGATTGAGAATTGAACGCATACATGCAAAGTCTTCAGTAATGTAATGTGTAGGACCAGCATCGGCATAACCAATACCAATACCAACTGAAAGAATAGCAATTGGTAGATTCATCATCGATGGTCCACACTTGATTTGTTCAATTGCACGAAGAGAGATGAATGGTGCCATTGCATAACAAAATACTTTTTTACCTTGAAGTGCAAGACCAGTTGCAATGTCAATCATTGCTTGTTCTGAGATACCACAATGAATGAAGTTATCTGGATACATTTCACGCAGAGAATCTAGTGCTGCTGCACCAAAATCTGCTGACAAAAAATAAATGTCTCTGTCTGTTTGTAATCTTTTGCTTATTTCTTCAATAAATGCATCACGCTGTAGCATCATTAATCTCCTTACGGCACTGTTCAATTTGTTCTGGTGTAATTGCTTGCATATAATGCCATTCAGGTTTGTTCTCCATCAATGAGAAGCCTTTACCTTTAACTGTATGACATAAAATAATCTTTGGTTGATATGCTACTTCATCCAAAGCATGTGTAATTTCTTTTGTATTATGTCCATCAACTGAGTATATGTCAAACGGGAAACCAGACAACTTCTCACGAATGCTATTGAGCATCAAACAATCATCCGTCTTACCAAGAATAATAAGATTATTAATGTCAATAAAGATTGTCATGTTTTTGATTTGACGATGTGCAACAAACAACAATGCTTCCCATGTCGAGCCTTCATACAGTTCACCTTCTGAGATAACAACATGAACATGACTGTTTGGATCAGCAATTGCCATACCAGCACCAACACCAATACCATGCCCAAGTGAGCCTGATGTCATATCAATGCCTGGTATTGAGATGTTACCAAACACACGCAGACACGTTGGTTTACCTTTACCCCAATTATCCCAATCTTCTTGTGGAATAATATCCAAGTCACGCAGAATAGGATACAGTGCTACTGTTGCATGACCCTTGCTGATAATAACTTTATCTTCAAAGCCAACATACCCACCATGATACAATGTGGTAACAATCTCTAGCATTGAGAAAGTAGAACCAGGATGTCCTTGTTTTACTTCAACAAACTTTTCAAATAATTCTTTACGATATAAGTTTGCTTTTCTTTGCAAATCCATAATCAATCTCCAAGTATTTTTCGTTTCAATTTTATTTTTGACATCTCTGTAAGGTTGTGTCTTGAATCAGCACCAAACTTTGTTTCAACAAGATTCAAGAATGGCTCATGTGAAAAGTATTTGTGCCATGCTTCATCACGGAACTTCAACACTTCTGCACCAGTCAATGTCTTTGTGCGTAGCGGTTTACAATCATAAGATAAGAATGCAAACTCTTCAAATTTCTCTGGTAAATCCCAACCACTATTTTTTGCATACATGTACAATGGACTACCAGGTAATGCCATTGCTGCATAGAAGTTAGCGTGTTCAGTATTCAACTCAAGTGACAAGTCTAGTGTTTCTTGCATTGTCTCCATCGTATCTTCTGGAAAACCAAACATGTAGTTGCCAAGAATATTGATGTCTGCTGCTTTTACATCAGCAACAACTCGGCGAATATCTACATCTTCAAACTTACCTTTTTCGATCTCAAGTCGTACATTTTGATTTGCTGCTTCGATACCAAGACATAGCCAATTGACACCTGCTTCTTTGAATAATTCTAATTGATCTTTGCGAACAGAATCAACACGTGCATATGCCCAAAAGTTGAAATCCATACCACGTTGTTTGATGCCTTCTAGAATTGGTATGTAATACTTTTTATTCAAAAAGAACATCTCATCAGTCAAACGCACAGTACGAACACCATTCTCATACAAATACTCAAACTCTTTGAGCATCAACTCAGGTGACCAAAAACGCATACCACGTGAGTCAGATGAAACAGTGCCGTGTTCATATGATGTACGATTCACAATGTTGATCATACAGAAGTTACATCCAAACGAACAACCTAATGATGTTGAGATAGCAGCAAAAGGTGTACGCCCATCATCTTTAAAATAGTTATGCCAATAGTGGGCACGATACTTGTCTAGTAATTTTCTATTCTTTGGTAGCAAATCCCATGCATAACCAGGCATCACACGATCCATGTCTTTCGTCTGTACAATTTCACCTGGCGCACCCGTAGCAGCAAAGCCGTGTTTCTTGTAAACAAGTCCACGAACTTTATCTAAATCATCTTTGTAATTTGTTTGAAGTAAATCTAGCAGACCATATACACCTTCGTTGATGAATACGAAATCAACGTAAGGCAGACCAATCACATCATATGGCAACGCAGATGCATGTGAGCCAATGAATACAGTTTTAATTGAGGGATGTGAAAGTTTGAGTTGTGTTGCTAACAGAGATGCACCAATCATCATCGTGGTGCCTGAGTTTGGATTTTGTCCGTAGAGAACAAATACTGCTATGTCTGCGCCTGTAGCAGCAATTTTGTGTGCAGCAAATTCTAAGTCTCTTGCTGGATCAGCATCGAAGTCTAGAATACATGGATCGTGACCTTCAACACGAACAGCATTTGCTAGAAGCAATGCCCACGTTGGTGGCTCAATAGCCGCATACTTATTAGCAAGTGCTTGATATGCTTGAGCAGCACTGCTTGGTATAACAAATGTCACCACTTTTGACATAACGAAAATTCCTATTAGTGTAGTTTCTTGTTCTTTGCCTCGTATATACTTTGAAGCACATCATCCATAATTTCATTTTCTATATTTTGTTCTTCTTCACCTTCTTGCTCTTCTAAGAGATTGTTTATCATCTTATCAGAGTCAGCCATTTCTTCTATAGTTCGCTCAACAAGTTTGTCATAGTATCTTATCATTGATTCTTTTGGTTCTACTACGGTTACAATATCTGAATAATAAATCATTGCAGAGTTCTCTTTGATCAATTCTACTGGCAACCAAGGCATCATCATCATAACCGTTTGACCTGTTGGTAAACGACGAAACACAATACGCATGGGATCATTGATTTGTATTTGATCAGATTCACCATCTTCAAACATAGAAGCCATAATATCTTCACCAGATTGCATTCTTATTAGTTTGACGTTATGCATTCTTGACCTCTATATTGTAAAACTTGTATTTGAATTTTTCTTCATCGTATATCCTAACACGGTCTTGAAGATGTGTCAAGGTATAGTTCACATGTTTACCGATACGAAAATCGTCTGCTATATCATAAAGTACCGCTTCAGTTTTGTTATCTCCGATTCTTAAACCTCTACCGATTGACTGTAGATTTCTAACTCTAGACTTTGACGGTGAAGCAAAAACAACATTGTGAAGATTACGTATATTGATGCCTGTACTAAAGGTACCGTATGAAGCAACAATAATGGCATCATTTTGTTTTTCGGTAATCGCACGAACTTGCTCACGAACTTCTACATCGGTTCCACCATACACAAAGAAGACATGTCTATTGCCAGCTTTTTCTTTGATGAGTTTGTGAAGATGCTTACCGTGTTTCTCAACCAAATTGAAAAGTATAAGTGAGTTGCCTTCAAGCGACAATGCCAGATTACGAATGAATTCGTTTCTTGCTGCACTTTTAACTATGTAGTCTATCTCAGATTGATAGTCCCAACCTCTAGATAGCTTACACACTTCTTCTGGATATTTCAAGACCAAACACTTAATACGAAAGTCTGCCAGTTGTTTGTTTTCAATTAACTTGGCAGTAGTGGTTGATTGATATACAGGACCAAACAATCCCTCTAACACAAGACGATGTGTCTGTGTGCCATCAATTGTACCTGTACAGCCAATACGATATTTGGCATTCTTCAATCCAGTCATAATAGTAGTCAATGACTTTGCCTTGAACTGATGTGCTTCATCACCCAATACAAAATCAAACTGCTCAAAGTATTCTGGTGGATTCTTATAGATGGATTGCCAAGTGGTAATCGTCAGAAATTTATCTGTATGTTTATCTTTTCCTGAATACTGTCGATGGGCATAGTTTGCGGCATCGTAACCATAAGATTCAAAATCAGAATACATTTGCTCAACAAGAGAAGTTGTAGGAACAATTAGCAATCCTTTCTCGTAACCTTTGTATTGTAGATAACGTAATATAAGGTATTGTATCAATGACTTACCAGAACCGGTCGGCGATAGTAACAACATTCTTTTGTTTCTTATGGCAAATAAGAAGGATTTGTATTGATACTCCCTTACACCTTCTGATATAATGCTTTTGTCCAATTGAAGTTGCTCTAGAAACTCATTAGCCTCCAATGCTGAAAAACTCTCAGTGTTGTTTACAGCAGAATCAATCTCAAGTTTGTAATCTCTTTCTTCACAAAACTTTTCAATGTAAGGCACCAGACCATGATAGATAGTATATGTACGTAGATCAGCAAGCCTTATTTTGCCATCCCACAAACGATTTTTGTACGCCGGCATAAACTGATAGCCAGGTACAAAGAAAGTAAAGTAGTCTGCAAGTTCTTGTGCAATACTTTTCTCACACGCAAACCTGATAAATGCCTCATTTTGTTTGTATAGTATTAGATCAGACACCTTGTACGAATTTTTCCCAATCAATAAACGAACGTAGTTCCCAAGTTCGATTGTTTAACTCTTTTAATATTGCCTGACACACTTCAACAATTTCTTCATGCAGTAACTTCTTGGCAAGATATTTGTTGATATCTTCATCTGCTTCTAAGTATGTATTGATCTCAGATTTGAGTGTATATGGAAATGGTTCCCATCCACGCTTCTCAAGTTCTTCTTCGTCAAGTCTGCCT